GGAGTTAAGTGTCATTATAGATGTCAGGATTATAAAGAAGTAAGAGATGAATTTGTTATAACTACACATAGTGATCATACGTGTATGAAACAAGTAACTCAGCCGAGAGGCGATAAAAGAGATTGGAGAACAAAATGAGAGAACCAGATTGGTTTTTAAGATGGTTTATGTATTGTATCATGGCAGCAGCTGCAATAGGATGTTTATTAGCAGCACAAGCATATGCAAAGTCAACATGGGATCAATACTTAAAGGAAGAAGTAGTTGGAGATAAAACTGTATGGTATGATAATAGTATATTAATAACAGCACCATATAGAGCTTTGGATCCAGCTGGAGTAGAGATATCATTATATGATAGAGCACCTGGTATTGCAGACTATACTAAACTAACTTTAGTTATAGATGAGAACCCAACACCATGTTGTGCTACATTTGAATTCTTTGAAATGGTACCACATATTATGACTAATGTAAGAATAAATGCATATACAGATTTAAGAGTCATATCAGAAAACAATTATGATGCATTAAGATATAACAAACAATATATAAAAGCAGCTGGAGGTTGTTCAGCACCACCAGTGTTGACTTCTGATCAACCATTTGGTACAATAAACTTAATACAATCAAGTGGTTGGACAAAGATCAAAATATGGCATCCTAATTTTTCAGGGATGCAATTTGATCAATTAACAAGAACAGAAATACCTGCTGAATATATTGAGAATGTACAATTATATGTTGAAGATAAATTAGTATGGGAGTATAATGGTTCAATAGGTATAGCACAAGATGTATTCTTTATGATGCCAATACATACAGAAGGAAAGCATGTAGTAATATATGCAAGAGATAATTTAGGAAACGAGTTTGAATATGATAACACTTACTGATTCTGCTAAAGATTACATTTATAGTATAGCAGTTAAAAATAATAAAAAGATAGTTACATTTGGTGTACTTGGAGGCGGCTGTGCTGGTTTTAGTTACAAATGGGACTATGCAGAAGAACCTATAGATGGTTATAGTTTATTTCCTATAAGAGATGATATTAAGTTAGCAGTTGACAAAACATCTGAAATGTATATTATGGGTAGTACTATAGATTATGTTCAAGAACTGATGGGTAGTTTTTTGAAGATAGATAATCCGCTAACAAAATCTTCATGTGGGTGTGGAGAGAGTTTCAGTGTCTGATTATCCTCCAAAACAAATATTAAACAAAATAGAAAAGATAGAGAAGCAAATAAATCGTATTGAAAAGAAACTAGATGAACATATAGATTTAATTATGAGCGTATACAAACCACTAAAAAAACCACTTGATAAGTTTCGTGAATACTTTTAATCACTCAATATAATGAAAAAAAATCAAAAAAAAGGTATTTCTTAACGAGTTGTTAATCGTATATTCAGACTAATGTAGTATCTTAATCCTAAATAATTACATTGAAGGTCCGCGGTCATAGACAACCGGCTTCATTGTTTAATATTAATATTTAACAATAAAGGAGCAAACCATGGCTTGGAATAAACCACAAATTACAGAGATCTCTGTGGGACTAGAAATTAATTCTTATGCTTGCGCAGAGAAGTAGTTTCTTATAAGATAATGGGCGCGATCAGCGCCCATATTTTCAATAAATACAATTATGGCATATAGTAAACAACTCATTGATCATTATGAGAATCCTCGCAACGTCGGCTCAATGGACAAAGAGGATCCAAATGTAGGAACAGGATTAGTAGGAGCACCAGCATGTGGTGATGTGATGAAACTACAAATAAAGGTTAATCCTGAAACTAAAGTTATAGAAGATGCCAAATTTAAAACATTTGGGTGCGGTTCAGCTATCGCGTCCAGTTCACTAATAACCGAACTAGTAAAAGGAAAAGCTACAGATGAAGCAACACGAATCAAGAATACTGATATTGCAACAACTTTGGCGTTACCACCAGTTAAGATCCATTGTTCTGTTCTTGCAGAAGATGCTATCAAAGCTGCGATTAAGGACTATGAAGTAAAATGTGGATGCAGTTCAGAAAAAAAATAGCTTGACTTTAAACTAAAAATCAGATACAATAAAAAATAAATATTAATGCGACTTTTAAGGAGGTTTTATGAGAAACTTAATACCACAATGGTTAATTGGTTTTGCATTTCTATATGTTGTACTACAAATTATAACATTAGAACTACCACAAAGAGAAGAGAGAGATGATGTAATGCCAAGACTTTTTAGTCATGGTAACATTGAAGATATTGTTAAACAAAATCAATTGTTATATGACGTCGATCTCAATAGATATAATATGCCACATGAAGATACAACTAAACAAGAGAGTGTTGTTTGTCTTGCTAAGAATGCTTATTTTGAAGCAAGAAATCAATCAGTACTTTCTCAGATAGCTGTTAGTCAAGTTGTTATGAATAGAGTACAAAGTCCAGACTTTCCAAATACAGTTTGCGGTGTTGTGTATGAAGCACAGCTTAGTAAATGGTATAAAGAAAAGATGGATAAAGAAGTACCATTAAAACATAAATGCCAATTTAGTTGGTATTGTGATGGCAAAGCTGATATTATTACAGATGTTCAATCATATAAAATTGCATTAGCTGTTGCCCATCAAGTGCTTTCAAAGTATAGTATGCATGATGTTACTGATGGAGCTCTTTTTTATCACGCCTATTATGTTAAACCAAGATGGGCTAGAGAAAAGATCAAAACAGTAGTTCATGAAGATCATATTTTTTATAGAGAAAGGAACTAGATTTGAAAGCTGGTAAAGTATGGGGAGTTACCGAAGCTCTACTGCAGAACCCTGTGGTAGAGTTTCATAGAATTGAAGTTAACAAAGGTGGTGAGTGCAGCACTCATAAACATGCACATAAGTGGAATGGATTTTTTGTTGAAGAAGGTGAGTTGGAGATCCATGTATTTAAAAACGATTATGACTTGACCGACAAAACAATACTTGGTCCTGGTGATTTCATGTCAGTTAAACCAGGAGAGTATCATCTATTTAAAGCAAACAAAAATACAATCGCATTTGAGATTTATTGGCCCGAGCTTTTGTCTGAAGATATACAGAGGAAGAGTGTAGGGAAAATGAATGCATAACATAATGTCAACTTCTAAGTTCAGTAAAATTATTACTGAGATTGTAGAAGAAAAAGAAATAACTTATATGGATGCTATAATGGACTACTGTCATAAGAATGACTTAGAGATAGAAAGCGCAGCTAAACTTATTAATCAAAAGATTAAGAAAGAATTGAAAGAAGAAGCAATCACATTGAACTTTATGAAAAATGAAGAACATATATGAAGGTTTTAATGCATATAAACTTTACCTAGCTGTTAAGAATCACTTTACTACAAATTATGATTTCTTTAAATATAACGGTAAAGTTAATGCAAAAGAAGATAGTTTTCTAAAGAGGAGAGATAAGTTCTTCTTTGCAAAACTTCAAAGAAAATATAATAACGATCAACTAAGAGACTTATTTGTTAGTAACTTTGCTGATGGAGAAGACTTTTGGATTGGAAATGTACTAACTCAAAAAGCTGAGTCAGTTTATACAGAATGGAAAGCAAGACAAATGAAGATGTCTTATATATTTGAACAAGATCTTAAATTCTTATATGATTATTATAATGAAAGGAATTTAGATTTTAATAGTTTGTTTGTTATGGAAAATGGCCATCCTATATTATTACAATGCGTTTTAAGAAATGATATATATGTTGAAACAATGGTTATAATTGATAGAGTTTTAAACTATAGTCGAAAATGGAATAAAGTATTAGATGATCCGGTTTGGACTGAATTTAAAAAACGAATGGATAAGTATAGTCCTTTTGTTTTGTTTGAAGCAGATAAAGGTAAAAAAATATTAAAGAAAGTGTTTGTAAAATGAATAATGAAGTAGAAGCATTTGTTGGAGAGTTAGCTGGCTTGAGAGCAAAAGTTAAAAAACAAAAACGAATAATCGACGAACTAAAAACAGCACTCAATGAACAGAAACAACTGTTGACTGAGAATAAATAATAATATATAATAAGATTTTATATTATGAATAAAGTGGATAATTTTAATACATTGCAATACAAGGAGATACAATGTCACAATCATTTGCAGAGCTTAAACGCTCTTCACAGTCCAGTCTGGACGCACTATTAAAAGAAACAAACAAGTTAACATCTAGTACTCAAAAAGGTCAAGACGAACGTTTTTGGCAACCTGCTGTTGACTCTTCTGGTAACGGTACAGCTGTTATTAGATTCTTACCTGCATCTAAAGGAGAAGATATTCCTTGGGTTAGATTATTCAACCATGGCTTTCAAGGTCCTGGTGGATGGTATATTGAAAACTCATTGACTACTTTAGGTAAAGATGATCCTGTAACTAAACATAATAATATGTTATGGAACAGAGGTGATGATGCTGGTAAAGATCAAGCAAGAAAACAGAAAAGAAGATTACTATACATTAGTAATGTTTATATTGTTAAGGATCCAGCTAACCCAGAGAACGAAGGTCAAGTTAAATTATACAGATATGGTAAGAAGATATTTGATATGATTAATGATGCTATGAACCCTGAGTATGAAGATGATACACCAGTTAATCCATTTGACTTTTGGGAAGGTGCAAACTTTAGAATGTCAATTCGTAACTATCAAGGTTACAGAAACTATGATAAGTCTCAGTTTGCTAAACCAAGTAAGTTAGATGAAGATGATTCTAAGATAGAACAAATCTGGGCGAGTCAATATTCTTTGAATGAGTTTATTGATCCAAGTAACTTCAAAACATATCAAGAGTTAGAAGCAAAATTAAACAAAGTTCTAATGACTACTTCTGATGCTACTACAGCAGAAGATGTAGAACTTCAACCTGAGCCTAGTCCTTCAGTAGCACCAGTTAAAGAAACTGTAGCTGCTGCACAGACAGATGATGGTATGGATGATTTTAGAAAGATGTTAGACGACTAAGTTTGGTTTGTACTACCAGTACCTTCGATAAGAGAATTATCATTATTTTTAGTAGATATATCAGGAGCAGATTTACCACCTCCGCCAGCTACTGAAGTATTATTATTAGTAGTACTCTGATCAATGTTATTGGTAGTACCACCAGCATTAGTTTGACTCACTGCAACTGCTTTTGGATCCTGACCTTTTTCTTTTAGTTCTGATCCAGTTCCAGTAGTTTCTGATTTACCAACTTTATCAGCAGCTGCTTGTACTTGTACTTTTTCTGCTGTTACCTTTTGTGTTTTTGCTTGAACAACTTGTTCATCAAATTTTTCAAGTGCTGTAGTTCTTTTTTCTTCAATCTTTTCTTGGATTGTTTTTTGTTGTTCCTTGGTCAAAGATGACAACCCTCTTCGTTTAAATTTTTTGGAAGTGAAAGGATTTTCTTTTCCTGGGTTTTCTTTTTCGAATTCAGCTGCTGCTTCTTCTATAGCCTGGGACTTAAATTCTCTAGTACTTTTAGAAGTTGGTGCTTTATCAGCAATTTTTTCTCTTGCTTTTTCTTGTTCTTCAGGAGTCATATCTGCAACACTTTTTTCACCACCAAAACCAAACTTACTTAAAATTGCATTTATTATTTTTTTGACATTTTCAATAAAATTCTTAAAAAACTTAACTATGCCACCAACTAAGTTACCAATTAATTCAACAGCATCAAAATCTTTTAGACCCTTTGCTATATTTTCAAAACCTAATTTTTCAAGAATAAACGCAATACCTTTTGTCAACAAATTGATTGGCATACCAATAAATCCTTTTAATAATCCTTCAACGGATCCAACTAATCCTCCAAGTATTCCTCCATATTCTTCTTCACCTGCTTTGAAACCCTTAAAGATATCAATGATAGCAAAAATTAAATTTATTCCTGGTAACTT